GCGCCGGATCGCGGCCGAACTGCACAAACCGCCGGTCTTCTTCCTCGAGTACCGCAAGGCGATGGCGCTGGCCGCGGTCGTGAACCTGTTCAACGAGCGACCCGGCATCGCCACCAAGCTCTACAGGTCGTATCTCACCGACCGGTTGGAGATGCGCTGACATGCCGCGCGCTCGCATACCAGCGGCGCTGCGGTTCTGGCAGCACGTGCAGGTCACGCCCACCTGCTGGCTGTGGACCTCCAGTGTCAACCATAAGGGCTACGGCCTGTTCCGAAACGACGACCAGCGTTACGTACCCGCCCACCAGTGGTCGTTCGACAACCTCCTCGGCGGACGCCGGCCCGGCGCCTCAGTCCTGCACCGATGCGATGTGCCTGCGTGCGTCAAGCCGACGGACCTCTTTCAGGGCACTCATCTGGACAACATGCGAGACAAGGTCGCGAAGGGCCGACAGTACCGACCCACTGGGGCGCGCCATCACATGACCCACCTGGTCGATGACGACATCAGGCACATCCGGAGTGCTCCGCGTGAGGTCACCGGCGTGATGCTCGCCGAGCTGTATGGCGTCTCGCAGGCGGCGATCAGCAGCATCCGGAACCGGAGGTACTGGAAGGAGACCTGATGTCGGTCGTGGCTGACCTCTCCGAGGAGGAGGCCTATCTTTACGCGATCCTCCAGGATCAGTCGGGGATTGATCCGGCGGAGTTTGCGTGGACCGACGAGACGTCGCCGGATTTTGTTTTCCGATGCTGGGATTTTCAGTACGCCTGGTACCGCGACAGATCGAAGTTCCAGATCGACCAGGCCGCCCGCGCCATCGGCAAGTCCCTCGGCATCCAGATGCGGTCGTGGGCGTTCCCGTTCGTCAACCCGGGCGAGGAGATGCTGATCACCGCACCCGAGATGATCCACCTGGACCCGGTCACCAAGTACGTCGAGGACCGGCTGATGTCGACCCGGCTCACCCGGGAGTTCCTGAAGAAGTCCGGCACCTCCAACGGCTTCACCCACCGGCCCTTCGAGGCGAGGTTCCGCAACGGCGCCAGCATCAAGGGACGCATCCCACAGAAGGACGGCAAGGGCGTCAAGGGCCAGCACCCCAAGAAGCTGGAGATGGACGAGGCCCAGGACTACCCGGACGCCGGCTGGGTGGAGCTCGGCGAAACCCTGAAGTACGGCGAGAAGGACTCGACCTGGCGCACCCACGGCGTCTCCCGCGGCGTCCGGGACCGGTACTACAAGCAGACCCAGCCTGAGTCCGGCTGGAAGGTCCACCGCCTGGCCGCCATGCACCGGCCGGACTGGTCGGCCGAGGAGCGGGCGGCCAAGGCCGAACTGTACGGTTCCCGCGACCACGCCGACTACCGCCGCAACATCCTCGGCCTGCACGGCGACGCCAGCTCCCCGCTGTTCGTCCTGCACCGGCTGATGGCCTGCGTCGACCAGCAGGAGGAGTCCTTCTACAACAGCGAATACCGCCACATCCGGATCAGCGACGAGAAGCTCACCGACACCGGCCTGCCGATCGAGGCACTGCTGGAGTTCCCGCTCGGCCACAAGGCCTACGAGCGGGTCTGGGTCGGCATGGACGTTGGCATGACCAACCACCCCTCGGAGATCCTGATCTACGGCGAGGAGTACAACCAGCGCAAGGGCAGCCCCAAGGCCGGCGGCGACTGGGACATGCGGCTGAAGCTCCTGACGCGCATTCATCTGCAGCGCATCTCGGCCCCGGACCAGCGTGCAGTCCTGGAGGCGATCTGGGATTTCTACCGGCCCCAGGCAATCGCGATGGACCGCACCGGCCTCGGCCTGCCGATCTTCCAGGAGATCGTCGAGGCGAAGATCCCCGGGTTCTCCCAGGCCATGCGCGGCTACAACTTCAGCGAGAAGCTCATCATCGCCTACGAGGAGAACGAGGACGACCCCGACGAGCCGATCGAGGTCCGCGCCAACGTGCTGGAGTTCTCCTCCGACATGCTGCGGCTGATGGTCGACCAGCGGCAGATGCTGCTGCCCTGGGACATCGACCTGATCCGCGAGTTCCAGGGCCAGACCTACCAGGTCAACCGGAGCTCGACCGACCCGTACGGCAAGAAGAAGTTCAACCAGGGCAAGTTCCACGGCCTGGACGCGGCCCGAATGGCGGTACTGGGGTTCAAGCAGAGCCACATCGAGCAGCTGCTGCGCCGGCCGGACGACGAACCGGTCCTCGATACCTTCCTATCCCCGGTCTGGTGACTCCACGACGCAGGAGTGGGTACCGATCGCCTCGTCGAGGTTGAACACGTTCCCGCCGCACTGACCGTTGCCGTTCTCGAGCTGGTGCGTGCACCGGAAGCCTGGCGCAGTGTTCCCGTCGGCGTCGACCGGCAGCAGCGCAGGCTCCCACGTGGGCTCGTGATCTACCAGGCGGCGGCTCAACTCGCCACTCCAGGTGGGCAGATCTCCACCTGCGTCGGCCCGAGCACCTTCACGGCCCGGAAGTCCAGCCCGTGTGCGGCCAGGTACTGCCGGACCCCCGCGGCGATCCCGGGATGCACCCCGTCGAGCACGTTGGACCGCGTGACCGGGAGCCCCTTGTCCTTGGTCCGGCGTCGACGTTGCCGCAGACAGGTCGGCTCAGGCGGCAACGGGTCGGTCGCCGGTGGTGCCGGGAACGATTCCCAGTCGCTGTTCGCGGCGCCCTTCACGCCGATCGTGATGACCGTGTGCGCCGGCTCGTCGACGACCGCGACCACACCGCCGCCGACGTACAGACGCGTGCCGGGCGGGGCGTTCTGGTCCGGGCTGGGCAACGAGATTTCCGGCCTGGCCAGGACTCGGTCCACCTGGTCCTGCGCTATACCGCGGATCTCCATCCGTTCCCGAGCGTGGCACGTGAACACCCAGTCAGCCATCCCCGTCTCCCGTTCCCAGCTGGTCCTACTTGGCGGTCATTGACGGACAATACCCACCGCGACGAGAGTTAACAATGAGCGATCGCCGGCGAATTCCGGTGAAGACCGCTCTCGACGTCGCCGGAAGCCTTCTGTACGGTTGGTGACCGACCGTCCCCCCACCTCACGGGGGACGGTCAACGTGAAGTCGGGGATGTCCGGGGGGACGCATGGGGGAATTCAGGGAGTGGCTGCGCCTGTGGAAGGGATTTCCTGGGGCGCTGATCAAGGGCTGGGCGCTGCTCGGCGCTGGAGTGCTGCTGGTGTGGCTCCTGATGCGGTGAGCCACACCCAGCGCCGTCTATTCCTGCGCGGCCGCATAGGCCGCGCGTAGCTCCTTCTTCAGGCAGCCGGTCGCGGACACGTCGTACCCGTTCTCGTGGCCCCAGCGCCTGATATCCGCGGCCGGGGACGCGTCGACGGCCGGCACGGTGCGCAAGGCGTCCAGGGCGTCTTCCAGGAGGCTGCGGGCGAGCGCGATGCGCTTCTGGTCGGTTCTCGTCATCGTCATGGCTTCAGTTTGGCGAACCGCGGCGACTGAAATCGACCGTCCCGAGTTGTTAAACCGCGGACGTGAACTGCATCTGGGGGCCATAAGCACCCGATAAGCCATCTCACCATGGCCAAGACGCAGCTCGTCCCCAATCTCACCCCGCCGGGCGCATCCAGCATCCCGGCCGGGCCGCGGCTCAACACCGCCGATGTCGACCCGACCGTCGGCTCCTCGATCGATCTTGTCCGCCAGGAGATCGACGACGCGTTCGCCGACATGCGCGAGTTCTACACCAAGGAACCCGACGAGGTGATCCGGCTCTGCTCCGGCCACTCGGCCCGGCTGTCCGAACTACGTGTGCGCATACAGCGTGTCGAGGACATGCGCCGGGAATGGCGCAACGTCCGGACCCGGGAGATCGAGCCGGCGCTCGAGGAGCTGGAGCGCCAGTACGCCTCGGCCAGCCGCCTGCACTCCATCCGGGAGCTGGACTTCCGCCTCAGCGGGGGGCAGGTATGAGCGACCAGTTCGACCCGCCGACCGACGACGGCGCGTTCACCGACGAGCAATACGGCCGGGTCTCGAGCGGAACCACTGCGCCGACCCTCACCTACATCAACGAGGCCGGCGTCGCTGAGGACATCCTGCGCGAGGTGAAGAACAGTCGGGAGATCGCCTCGGTCGTCGAGAAGTGGTCCCAGTCGCTGTCGGGCCAGTTCCAGACCCCGACCCTGGATCTGTTCAACCGGCGCCGCTGGGACCACAAGGACCATCTGCACGTGCAGATGGCCAGTGCAGCCTGGGCGGTCGAGCACGACGACGTGCTCTCGACGCTGGCCGACGTCACCGAAGGCCTGATGTTCCAGAAGATGCGCTTCGAGCTGTACGACGAGGACCAGCAGGACTTCTGGAACCAGTGGGCCGGCGACGTAGATCTGGACAGCCGTCTGAGAGAGCAGGCCCGTGAGCTGTTCAAGGTGAGCCAGCTGTACGTCGGCCTGTGGTGGGAGGAGAAGGTCTTCCAGGTCCGCGACAACCTGATCTCGGAAACCATCGACGAGTTCAAGGCCAAGGAAGTCGAACGCATCTACGAGGCCGTGCAGCGCGATGCCCAACTCCAGGGCCTGCCGGAACCGAAGAAGCCGCCGGAGCTCGACGGGCCGGGCAAGGGCAACCGCAAGCGCCGCAAGAAGTTCCCGGTGACCGTGCCGACCGCGATGACCATCTTCGAACCGACGAAGGTCGTGCCGGTCGGCGATCTCATGTTCGGCCGCGAACGGTTCGCCTACGTCGCCGACCGCGGCGAGCACGACGCGATCGGCTCGGCGATGGGCGGGGAGATCTTCGACGGCACGGTGATGCAGCTGATCGAGCGCAAGTACGAGCCGACCGAGTCCGACAAGCGGGCCTGCAGCGAGCTCGGCATCGACAGCGGCCGGCTGTGGCTGTTCAAGAAGGACGCGGTCTACCGCCACTGCCTGACCAAGGCGCCGTACGAGCGGTTCGCGCCGGTCCGGCTGAAGTCGATCCTGCCGATCATCGACATGAAGCAGCACCTGCGCAACTCCGACCGCGCGAGCCTGGTCGGCAACACGAACTTCATCATCGTGATCACCAAGGGCACCGACAAGCTGCCCGCCAAACCCGCCGAGATCGAGAACCTGCAGGAACAGGCCCGGGTCGTGGCCCGGCTGCCGGTGCTGGTTGGCGACCACCGGTTGCACGTGGAGATCGTTGCCCCGAACACCGACCACACGCTGACCGAGAGCCGCTGGCAGGCCCTGGACAGCCGCCTGGTGTTCCGGGCCCTGCAGACCTTCAGCCCGGTCACCCAGGGCGGCAACTCCGGCGGCGCTGGCGTCTCGGAGATGAGCCGGGTCGTCGCCAAGGGTCTCGAATCACGTCGCCACATGCTGGTCCGCGCCCTGGAGAAGCACATCTTCAAGGCGATCCTCGACCGCAACGCCGGCGTGCTCGACGAGGGCCCGCAGCTGGAGTTCTCGCCGAAGCGGATCACGCTCGACTTCAAGGCCGACATCATGGCCCAGATCCTCAAGCTGCGTGACCGCGGCGACATCTCCCGCGAGACCACCCTCGAGGAGCTCGACTACGACCAGGACCGCGAGGTGCTGCGCCGCGCCCGGGAGCGCGCCGAGTACGACCAGGTGTTCAGCTCCGCCACCCCGTTCGCCTCGCCCACGCAGCAGCCCTATGCCACCGGCCAGCCCGGCCAGCCGGGTCAGCCCGGGCAACCGGGCCAGCCGGCGCCCGGCAACGTGGGCCCGAATGGGCAGCCACGCACCGAGGGCGGCCGCCCCGCCGGCAAGACCGAGGACAACCCGCGCAAGCCCAAGGGGGCAAACCGATGACCGTCGAGACCGACACGTTCACCATGGACGACGCGCGTGACGTGAAGACCGCCGAGCGGAAGAAGCTCGCCACCAAGCGGCAGGCGCTGCCCGACGGCAGCTTCCCGATCAAGACCACCGGCGACCTGAAGAACGCCATCAAGCTGTGGGGCCAGTCCAAGAACCCCGCGCAGGCGAAGGCGCTCATCATCCGCCGCGCCAAGGCCCTCGGCGCGACCAACCTGCTCCCGGACGGCTGGCTGGGCAAGAAGAGCGACAAGGCCGATGCCGGCCCGGCGCTGATCGACTGCCCGGAGTGCGAGCGTGCCTTCCTCCACGAGGACGGCCTGCTCGACCACGCCGAGGCCGTCCACACCTTCAGCGACGTCGAGCGCATCGTCAACGAGGCCGTCCGCGAGCGGTTCGGCAAGAAGCGGACCGCGTCCGACAAGAACTACATCTACGTCTGGGTGAACGACCTCGCCGAGGACTGGTGCGTGTTCACCGTCGAGGGCAACGCTGCCAGCACGACGTACAAGATCCCCTACACCCTCGGCGGCGACGACAACCTCACCGTCACACTCGGCGACCCGTTCGAGGTGCGTCGCCGCACCGTCTACGACAAGGTCGAGGGCTCCACGAAGAAGGGTGAGCCGTGATCGGTCCTGACCGGCGCACCCGCCGGGAGTCCCCGACGCAGGTCAACGACCCGGTGACGATCACGCCGCCGGCGGGGGCGACCGCCGTCGAGCAGCAGTGGCGCGACGCCGACCGGCTCCAGCTCGGCGACCAGCACCCGGCCTCGATCAACAACGACCCGACCTACGTGAGCTGAAGGCGGCCCTGATGGAGACGCTCGTTTTGGACCGCGGCCGGAGCCAGTACCTGGTGAACACCGCGCACTTGGTGCGCTCCCAGGACGACGTCTCTACCGACCTTGCCGACTCCCTCGTCACCGACATAGCAGACTGGAAGATCGACAAGAGCTCGCCGTTCATCCAGTGGATCGCCGGCGACTTCGTCGAAGCCGACAAGCCGAACAGCAACACCCAGTTCTGGACCGCATCCGACCTGTCGATGGCCGAGTACTCGATCAAGTACGCGCCGCTGAACATGGTCCACCGGTTCCGCAACCCGATTGGCTTCTTCGCGGCCACCAAGACCGTCAAGCTCCAGCGCCACCTGAAGGCGGCCCCCGAGGACGGTGCGGCAGCCAAGAAGGATGAGCAGCAGGGGTCGATGAAGATCCAGGCGCTGTCCGGGCTGTGGTCGCACATCTTCCCGTTCGAGGCCGCGCAGACCGAGGCCGCCGACGCCGCAGGCCTGCTGTTCTACTCGATGGAATGCCGCGGCACCCACCTGATCTGCGCCGGCGACAACGGCTGCGGCGAGAAGTTCGACTACATGGCCACAGCGACCCACTGCGAACATCTACGCGACCGCAGCTCGATCCGGCACATCGTCAACCCCACCTTCCGCGGCGGCGCAACGATCGTGCCACCGGTACGACCCGGCTGGAAGAACGCGCACGCCACGGTGGTCAGCGATGCCGTGATGGTCGAGGCGGCCGCGTTCGCCGAACAGAACGAGTCCCAGTACGACGCACTCGTTGCCGGTGGCGCCGATCTCACCGCCTCCGGCTGGGAACAGCTGATGGGCATGCTGCTGCAGGCACACAGTTCCCCGCGGAGCTAGGCGGGGGCTGACTCTCCTCCAAACACGCGTCCGAATTCAAACCGCTAGGACGTGCGCCGATGGCACATGTCGTGACGGTAGATGCAGTGAAGCTGCATGACGAACTCCTGGCAGCGATTCCCGACCAGGCACGTCATGACGCCGACACCTGCCCGTTCTGCATCGGCAAGAAGGCCGATACCGCGCAGGACACCGGCGCGACGTCTCGGATCCCTCCCGCCTCCGGCGGCCCGGACGTGTCCGACAACCAGGTCACCCCGAACACGGAGGGAGGGACACCCCACAACATGACTGACACCGAGCAGATCTCCAAGGAGACGCACGACGCCCTGATGGCCAAGGCCGTCAGCGACGCGGTCGCCGCGACCGAGAAGGCGCTGCAGACGATCACCGAGGAGCGGGACCAGCTGAAGACTCAGTTCGCGACCGCGACCGAGGAGACCGCCGGCCTCAAGGCCGACAACGAGCGGCTCAACACCGAGCTCGACAAGGCGCAGGTCAGCCTCAAGGCCGCCAAGGACGAGGTCGCGGAACTCAAGGCGGATATCGCGAAGAAGGACGAGGACGCGGCCAAGTCCGAGCTCGCATCCAAGCGGGCCGAACAGGTCAAGAACCTCGCGCTCTTCGACGACTCCTATGTCCAGGAGAAGGCCTCTTCGTGGGCCGAGATCGACGAGGCGGCCTGGACCGAGCGCCTCGAGGAGTGGCGTCAGCTCAAGCCGGCGACCACCGGCGGCGACGGTACCAAGACCACCGACACCGCGTCGGTGATGACCGGTACCACCGACACCCTCACCAAGACCCCGCCGTCCGACGACAGCAAGCCCGCAGCCCGGCGCGCAGCGCTCGGCCTCGCCTGAGGAAGGAGGTGCAGCAATGAGCTACTCCCGTAACTTCGGAATGCGGTCCTTCGAGAACGTCGTTCGCGATGGACGGTTCCGGGTCCCGAAGACCGGCACCCCGCTTCTGATCGGCTCGCCGGTCCAGGTGGACTTCGCGACGCCCGGCTTCATGAAGCAGGCCGGCGCGGCCGCGGTGAAGAGCCCGACCTGCGGCGTGCTGGTGTTCGAGCACATCCAGTTCAAGGGCGTCGACACCGCGCTGGTGACCCAGTACGACGCGCCGTTCAACCAGGTCCCGCTGGGCCAGTACGCCCAGATCGTTCACGGTGCCGGCGCCAAGGTCTGGTTCAAGAACACGGTCGACAAGACCATGTACGACGGCACGACCCAGGAAGGCGTCAGCCTGCTGACCACCACCGACCTCGAGGTCGGTGACTTCCTCGTACCGGCCGCGGACGGCACCTGGGTGGCTTCGGCCGACGGTGCGACCGACGGCTGGCTCCAGGTCGAGCAGTACAACTCCACGACCGGGCTCGTCGAAGCCCGCTTCACCTTCTGAGAGGAGGAGACGACATGACTGCAATCAAGGACATGGTGGACTCCTTCGGACGTACTCAGGAGGAGAACAAGCAGCGGCTCGAGATCATGGAGGCCGCCAACCTCGAGGCCCGGGAGAACTGGGACGACCCGCAGTGGCGCCGCGATTTCGCGGCCGACCTGACCGAGTCGATCCTGCTCGGCTTCGAGTACGAGACGCTGATCGACCGGTGGATCGACACCGAGCGCACCGACTTCAACGGACGCATCTTCGTCCGCGAGGCCGGTGGCCTGAAGGCCTTCTACATGGCCCGCGGTGGCTACATCGAGGCGTCCGAGCTGACCGCTGAGGTCAGCGAGGTGCCGCGAGACATGCTGGGTGTCCACGTGTGGGAGTTCGAGGACAAGTTCCTCACGAACTTCGCCGAGTCGGCCCAGACGCTGCGCGACCTGTCCATCCAGCGGATGGACGCCGAGGTCAACCGGCGCGTGCACACCGTGCTCGCCGAGGCGGTCCCGAACACCTCGCCGTACTACGTGTCGACCCCGGGTCTTTCCAAGCCCGCCGTCGACGCTGCGATCCGCGCGGTCCGGGACTCGTCCCGCAGCGGCGACGTGGTGATCACCGGCCGGCCCACGATGGTGGACCAGATCATGGACTTCGATGGGTTCGGCAACGAAACCCGTGAGGAGATCCGCCAGAAGGGTGTCCTGGGCAACTACCGGGGCGTCAACATCGTCTCGCTGAAGAACTACAAGGACGAGGACGGTACGGCGTACCTCCCGGCCAACGAGATGTGGATCATGGCCCGCGACACCGGCAAGTTCGGGTTCTTCGGCGGCCTGAAGTCCAAGGAGTTCATGGAACTCGACAACTGGTACTGGCACTACCTCGCCCGCCGCGACACCGGCGTGCTGGTGTACCACCCGGAGCGGGCCCGGCGGCTGCTGGACAGCTCCATCCCGGCCTGATCAAGCCGACACACACCCGAGCCCCCGGCTTAGCCGGGGGCTCGGGTGTGTCAACTTGGATCGCGTGGGGGCGCCGGCTCCTTGGTCAGCTGCTGCTGCTCGGCGAGCCGGCGCTTCATCGCCTCCGGGAGCTCGTCATAGGGCGTGTTCCGGAACCGCGGCGGCAGGAATTCGTACGGAGGATCGAGGATCTCGGTCACGACAGGCGCACCTCCCATTTCGGACGACGGCTACAACACCTCGTCCCAGTCGATTTCGCTCGCTTTTGCTCCTTCGTGATAGTAGCCCGCGTGCCAGCTGCGTGAGTTGTGGGCGACCACGGTCGTCTCGCCGGCCTCCGTACAGGCTCCGCACTGGTACCTGCGGGGAGCCTTGGCCGAACCGGTTTGCTTCCGGCTCGGACGCCCATTGCGTACTGTGCGCGGCGCCAGCCCGTACGCTTCGCGGAATCTCAGGTACTGGTCGACGACCTTGCGGTCCTTGACGCACAAGTCATAGGTGACGCCATCGACGACGATCCGCTCGCCCTTGACCTCCTTCCCCGTCCGCATTTCACAGGGCGTACAGGTGTAATAGGTGATCTCTCGTCGCGCCATTCTCACCTCTCCATATAGGCCTCGATTGGCGGCCCCTGACCGCCAAATGAGCCGATGCTACCGCTCTTGCACGTCGGGTCTCCAGTACGCGGATTGGGCGCGTGTTGGCGCCGATGAATCCGAACGCTCGTCCAGACGAGACCGGGAGAAGGAATTGGACCCGGACGAGAGGAAGCACCATGAACCGCTCCGCGCTGCGCGGCTCCATCACCGACGACGACCGCACCTTCGTCGAAACGTGGGAGAACATCGCGTCCTACCAGAACGTGATCATCCGGCTCGACACCCGCGGGGACGAGCGCCAGGAAGTCATCAACGGCCGGCGCACGTTCATGCTCACCGCCGAGGAGCGGATCATCACCCAGGACCGGATTGTCGACCCCGCCCACGACCCGTTCCGCAACGGCTCCTTCCGGCCGGTCGTCGTACCGGACACGATCAGCATCGAGACGAACCCGAACGCGATGTCCGACGACGACATCCTGAACATCTTCAAGGCCAGCGACCTGGCCTTCGGCGAGTGGCTGAAGACCATCGACTCCCCGCAGACCCTGCGCCGGATGGCCGACCTTGCCCCGGACAGCGACATCACCATGAGGCGCTACAAGGCGATCGAGGCGCGGTTCCGCGAGGTGAAGCCGCAGACCCGGCTCGAGGTGAAGGACGAGCAGCTGAAGAACTTCCTGTCCGACAAGCCGGGCGCATCTGACGGCGCCTCGCCTGCGGGCGGCCAGCAGAACCCGCGGCGGCGCCAAGGCGGCCGCTCGTCGGACTACCGCTGAGCTGAAAGGCCCACCCCCGGCGGCCGATGCCCTCTCAGACAGGCACGGCAGGCGGACACACGGAGGAGCCCATGGCAACAGCTGAGCCCCTGCCCGCCAAGGTCAACCTCAAGCTGTACCGCGGCGACACCCGGATCTGGGAAGACCGGTTCACCACGGGAAACGGACAGCCACTCGACCTGACCGGACACGATTTCATCGCCCAGATCAGACCCACCGCGGACGCCGTGACGGTCATGTGCACCATCGCCGTGGATGTCACCGACGCCCCCGGCGGGGTCATTCGACGCACCTTGACCGCGGCCGAAGCCAAGAAGCTCACCGGCGACTCGGCGGTCTGGGACCTGGAGAGCACCTCACCAGACGGGTTCGTCCGCACCTACATGAGCGGGCGGGTCGCGATTCTGCAGGACGTTGCGCGCACCGCGGGCGTGTTCACCGAGTTCCCTGGCGTGCTGTCCGGTCACGGTGCGCCCCCCACCGATACGACCGGAGTCGATGTCGGCGTGATCTACGTCGATCTGGACACCGGCACCGTTTACCAACTGACCTGAGAGTAGGCCTGAATGTCCTGGACGGAGATCGGTCAGCTCCCCGGCGTGCCTGGTCCGGCCGGCCCGGCTGGGCCACCCGGACCGGCCGGGCCCGGAGGCGTCGTCTACGAACCAGACCAGACGCACACCTGGACCGCGGACGAAATCGCCGAGGCCGCTTCCTGGTGGGGAGCCAACTGCGTCTACATCTTCCAGTGGACCCCCACGATTTCCGGCGACCTCGTCTTCGTGCTGCCGACGCAGAACGAAGACGAGGATCATTGGAACTTCGACTACTACCTCTTCCGCGGCGATCAGCCGAATGTCGACTATCCAGCCAGAACGGCCGGGGACTTCGACATCGAAGCCAGGCCCTACCTCAACGTCTATCCATCGAGCTTCCCAGGCCCGAGCCAGTTCAAGATGGACTCGGCGTACGTCGAGGCTGGGCAGCCCTACACGGTCTGCATCGCCGATTGGAGCGGCGTCCCGGGTCACACCACCAACCTCGACGGCATCTTGGTCTCGCTCTACCCGTTCGGTGGAATCGAGAACCCGCCGCCGCCGCCCCCAGCGGGCGTCGATTGCATCGTCGTGCAACATCCCAACGGGGAGCTCGCCGCGAGGCCGATCCATCATGAACTCGGAGTCGGGCCGCAGAGCCGATCGAGCGGATGGGGCAACTTCGCCTCTGGCAGATACTCCAGCGCGCACGGCTCGGGCAATAACGCGAGCGGCCCGATTTCTCATGCGACCGGCTTCGCTACAACCGCCGCTGGGCAACATGCCCACAGCGAGGGCTCGAGCACCACAGCCCAGGGCGACTACTCCCACGCTGAAGGGCAGTCTTCGGTCGCGCTCGGTAGTGCGTCGCACTCCGAAGGTTTGGGGTCGCTCGCAGAAGGCGACCAGTCCCATGCCGAAGGCAATGGCGCCCAGGCGACCGGGGCTGCCTCGCACGCAGAGGGCCAGAACTCGGTCGCGTCCGGGGTCAATTCCCACGCCGAGGGTCAGAACACCACCGCCTCGGGCATGAACGCGCACGCCGAGGGCAGAGGGTCGACCGCTTCAGGTCAGGGCGCGCACGCCGAAGGCGCAAGCACAGCCAGCGGCGAGCTTTCCCACGCCGGAGGCGACAGCTGCGTGGCCAGTGGCCTGGCTTCTCGCGCCGGCGGCCTCGCCGCAACTGCATGGCGGCGCGGCGAGGAAGCCCTTGGAGGGGGCGCTTTCAGCGAAGCCGCCGCGGCGCAGGTCTCTAGGCTGGTCCTGTATGCAGGGGTCGGGGGACCGCTTTGGAACGGCGATGTGCAATACGTTCCCCTCACCGACAACCGGCTGTCTCTGCTGCGGATCGAGGTCGCCACCTGGAGCACCGACGGGACTCGAGCGGCATCCTGGACGGTCCGTGCGACAGTCGCCAAGATGGGCGGCACGCCCCGGCTCGTCGGCAACCCTGTTATCACCCAGGTTGGCGCCGATGCCACCGCCTCAGGCTGGAACTGCCAGCTCACCATCGAAGACAAAGGTGGAAGCGACCAACTCGTCCTCGCATGCTGGGCCTCGGGCCACGCCGTCGCAGTGGTCGAGATCGTCGAGGTGCCCTGATGAGCACCGAAGCCATCGAGATCACCACCATCGAACTGTCCGGCGCTCTGACCCAGAACACCAGCCCGACGGTCGTCGAAGTGATCGAGGGCGGCATCGGCGATGTAGGGCCGCAGGGTCCGCAAGGCCCCACAGGACCACAAGGCGCACCCGGTCCCCAGGGCCCGAAGGGCGACACCGGGGGCACCGGTGCGACCGGACCCGCCGGCCCGCAGGGACTGCAAGGCGAGCCAGGCGCCCCCGGGCCGGAGGGCGATCAGGGAGCAACCGGACCGGCCGGTCCGGAGGGCTCCACGGGAGCGCAAGGTCCCGAGGGCCCGCAAGGGCCACAGGGCATTCCCGGCGACACCGGCCCCACGGGTCCGGCCGGCGCCGCCGGGCCGAAGGGCGACAAGGGCGACAAGGGCGACACTGGCGACACTGGCAGCGAAGGGCCTGCCGGGCCGCCGGGGTCGCAAGGCGACCCTGGCGCGCCAGGCGATCCCGGCGCCGAGGGACCCACTGGCCCAACAGGAGCAACCGGACCGGCAGGGGCGCAGGGCGAGACCGGGCCGCAGGGCGAACAGGGGGAACCAGGACCAGAGGGCCCCGCCGGACCGGCAGGGCCGATCGGAGCAACTGGGCCCGCAGGGGATACGGGAGCAACGGGCGCTGATGGGCCGGCAGGCCCCCAGGGCGAGCAAGGGCCAGCAGGCGACGCCGGCCCGACAGGCCCCCAGGGGAACCCGGGGCCTCAGGGAGATCCGGGCCCTGCAGGTGCGACCGGCCCCGCCGGCGCCACGGGAGCGACCGGTCCCGCCGGAGTTGTGGCGGCGACACCGCCGATCACCTACGACTCCGGCAGTCAAACTGTCGGTGTCACCGTCGGAGCCGCGGCAGGCACGGTCGCGGCCGGGGACGACTCGAGGATCGCCGGGGCGCTCCAGAAGTCGGTCGTCACGACGAAGGGCGACCTGCTGGTCGGCACCGGCGCGGGCACCGTCACCAGACACGCCCTCGGCTCCGACGGCCAGGTGCTGACCGCGGACTCGGCGCAATCCGACGGGGTTAAGTGGGCAACGCCGGCCGCTAGCTCGTCCGCGGGCGGCATCGATCCCTTCCTCCTGATGGGTGCATAGAGATGACCAACACCTACAAGCCGCTCGGCCAGGTCAATCCAGCCGCCACGACCGCCACAACGCTCTACACAGTGCCTGCGGCAACTAGCGCGATTGTGTCCAGCTTGGCCATCTGCAATCAGGGCGGCGCGGCAGCGACCTTCCGGATCGCGATCCGTCCAGCCGGGGCTGCCCTCGCCGCCCAGCACTACATCTCCTACGACACTGTGCTCTACCAGAACGACACGATCTTCATGACGCTAGGTATCACCTTGGCCGCCACTGACGTGGTGACCGTCTACGCCTCGGCCGGTACGGTTTCGTTCAGCGCGTTTGGATGCGAGATCAGCTGATGGCGGTCACCAAGGCGGCGTCCGCCGGCGTACTGAACGGAGCCAAGTACACCCGCACGGTGCAACAACTCGGGTTGACGTCCACGCCGCCGACGGCGACGCCGTGGAGTCGCCCCGCCGACTGGATAGCGCTCCCGGCTGTCAACCCAGGCGATCAGAAACTCGTCGGCCTCTATGCCGTGTACAACCACGGATCCAACTTCGTCGCATTCACCGCCACAGGTGCCTACACCGTCGACTGGGGGGACGGCACCGCCACGGAGAACATCGCATCGGGTGTGCAGGCCCAGCACAACTACAACTGGGCCAATCTCTCAAGCTCAACCCTCACCAGCGGCGGGGACCGCCAAGCCATAATCACCGTCACCATGCAGGGCGCGGCGAGCTTTGTCACCCTCAACCTCGGCGTTAAACACACCCAGGCCACACTGAGCAGTCACAGTGGAAACTGGCTCGACATCAAAATCGCCGGAACCTCGCTGTTCAGCCTGACCATCTCCTCGACGATCGCCCAACGGCAGTTGCAGCAATTTGAGTTCGTCGGCACGAGCAGCATCACCACGCTTGCCAACCTGTTCGCCAACTGCAGGGCTCTGGCCAGCGTAATCGGGACAACCTGGACAGCGGCCGTCACCTCTTTCGCTTCCATGTTCAACAACTGCACCTCACTGCAGACGATCCCAGCGCTGAACACCGGGGCAGCGACATCGCTCAGCAGCATGTTCGGCAACTGCAGCTCGCTCCAGACCGTTCCACAGCTCAACACGGCCTCGGTCGCCAATTTCAGCAATATGTTCACCGGATGTACCGTGCTTCAGACCGTGCCAGCTTTCAACACTGCCGCCGGCACTGACTTCAACAGCATGTTCAGCAACTGCCGCCTGTTGCAGGCGGTCCCATCAATGAACACGCAGGCAGGCACGAACCTCAGCTTCATGTTCTCGCAGTGCACCTCGCTGCAGACGATTCCGCTATTAAATACCGGCCTCTGCACCAACTTCACCAGCATGTTCAACGGTTGCTCGTCATTGCAGATGGTCCCGCCACTCAATACCGGCGCGGGCACGTCCTTCACTAGTATGTTCCTGGGTTGCGTGTCGTTGCAGTCTGTCCCAATGCTCAATACCGCGGCAGGAACCGCGTTTGCGAGCATGTTCCAAGGCTGCGCCTCCCTCCGCACCGTCCCGCTGCTGAATACGGCGTCAGGGACCGGCTTCCAGAGTATGTTCGCCACCTGCAACTCACTGCAGACCATCCCCCTTCTCAACACGGCCGCGGGGACCAACTTCAGCAGCATGTTCTCAAACTGCTATGCGCTGGAATCGATTCCGCCCTTGAATACGGGAGCGGGAACCAATTTCGGCAGTATGTTCATCGCCTGCAACTCATTGCAATCGGTTCCGCAACTGAACACCTCATCCGCGACCGGATCTAGTGCGTTCACCAGCATGTTTAGTGGCTGCAACTCGCTACGGACAATCCCTCTGATCAACACCGCCGGCGCGACTTCGCTCAGTAGCATGTTCTCGGCCTGCAGCTCTCTCCAGACCATCCCCCTTCTCAACACGGCCGCAGTGACCAACTTCAGCAACATGTTTGACGGGTGCACGTCGCTGGACAGCATTCCGCTGCTGAATACGGCCGCCGGAACCAGTTTCTCCAGTATGTTCAATGCCTGCTCATCGCTGAAGACCATTCCCCTGCTCAACACGGGGGCCGCGACCACCCTCACTAGCATGTTCGCCAACTGCACCTCGCTACAGACGATCCCCCTGCTCAACACCTCGAACGTCACCGGTTTTTCCTTGATGTTCTCGGGTTGCAGCTCCCTGGAGACCGTCCCGCTGCTTGTGACGTCTGCCGGAACGACGTTCTCGGGCATGTTCGGGAGCTGTCCGTCGCTGGCGGTCGGCGCGCTCAGTGGCACGTCCAAGACCATCGGCTACTCGGGCTGCAAGCTCTCCGCCGCCGAGATCAACAACATCTACAACAACCTCGCCTCGGGAGTGACCGGCCAGGTCGTGACCACCTCCTCGAACTGGGGCACCTCGACCTCGACCCCGTCGATCGCGACTGCCAAGGGGTGGACCGTTGCCTAAAGCCGCACATCTGGACGCGGAGCCAGACGATGCTCCCTTATCCGGATCAGGCCGATGGGAGGAGGAACCGTGGCTGTCGATCTGAGCGACAACGTCGCTTCCCTGCGGCGGGAGGTCACGCCGCTCGGCAGCGCCCTGTTCGACTCGATCTCCGACGCCCAGCTCACGCCGTACCTCACCGATGCCTTCTGGGAGGCGCGCCTCGATGGGTTCCTGACCGGCTACACCGCCGATGAGGATGGCGTCGTGGAGCCGACCGCGGCCGGGGGAGCGGACCTGACCCAGGCCGGTGTCGCGCTGATTGTGCTCTACGCCGGTATCAGGATCCTGCGGAACCGGATCCTGAACATGAACACCGGCTTCCGGGCGAAGGCCGGCCCGGTCGAGTTCGAGCAGCAGAACTCCGCGACGATGCTCGCCGAGATGCTCAAGCAGCTGCGGGCACGCAAGGACCAACTGCTCGACCGCGCCGACGTGGTAGGCACCGAC